GACCGCTGGCGTGTCGTAGCCGCTGGATGCGTGGATGTACGAGTGGGGTGGCGGTGCGTGCGCGATTCTCTGGTACGGATCGCCAAGCAACTACGGCGTCGTGCCGACCGAGTGGCTGACTACAAGCGCGCTCCCTGCGCCTGATCCTTCGCCGAGTGTGGAGCCTTCGCCAGAATCAACGCCAGAACCATCACCATCTGTTGAACCAAGCATTGAGCCGTCTCCGACACCTACGCCGGAGCCGTCACCAAGTGAGGTGCCAAGTGTTGAACCATCGCCGATCCCATCACCGACTCCCACACCCAAGCCGTCGCCCACGCCTGACCCTACACCAGAACCTAGTGCGAGTGAGTCCACTTCTCCTGATCCCTCTCCTCTACCTACTGACTCACCATCCGTAGAGCCGAGCGTGGAGCCGACACCTGAGCCGTCGCCTTCACCAGATAACATTGCGGAAGAAGCAGCACAAGCCGTAGGAGAGGCGGTGGCTGCCGTTGGTGAAGCGGTAAGCGAAGCCATTGGCAAGATCGCCAATCTCGGCAAAGACCTTTCGCCAGCGGAGAAGAAGAAGGCCGCGCCAGTAGCAGTGGCAATCGTGATCAGTCAGGTTGCGAGTGCCGCAGTAGCTGCCGCATCAAGCGCCGCCAGCGCAGCGAGAAAGGTTGACAAGTGATCAAGCGAATCATCGTAGATCTCGTCGGTGGAGCGTGGACGATTCTTGGTCTGCTCTTCGCTGTCGTGGTCTTGCCGGAAGGCGACACGCAATCAACGATGGCAACGCTCTTCGGCGGACTGACGCTGATCTGGTTGCTGACTGGACCACTCAGGTGGATGGAGGAGTAATGAGCGCAGCAGATCACATCGAACAGATCCACGAGCAGGGTTGGACGCGCGTTGATACCGCGCCAGGTGAATGGGTAGCGCTCGTACTGAACACCGAGAACAGCGCCTTCGGCGGCACGCTCTGGAAGCAGGGCGAAGACGGCAACGACTACTCGGAGGGCTGCACTGAGGGATTCCCTATCAGCGCCGCGCTAGACTTTGAGGCAGCCGGTCGAGCAGTCGCCGTACTGATCAAGAAGGAGAACGCAGCGTGAAGTATAAGGTCAAGTCACAGCTCTACGCCGACGCAGAGGCGCAACTCAAAGGCGCGAAGCAGATCCTAGACGACTGCACCTGGTCATCCTGCGCGGCCGCTGTCTCGTGGGCTTCTGGCTACACCGTGGACTACACCGCAGCGCAAGGCGTCGCCGCATTCGAGAAGGCGACAGGGCGCAAGGACAAGCAGGGGATCAGCGACGCTGGCGGCTCACTAAAGGAAGCCGCGCAGACCATCGCCGTACTCGGTGGCAAGGCGCGCTATGCGAAGTCGTGGGAGGACGCAGTCGCCGCCGCTAAGGGTGGCGCTGCGCTGATGGTCTGGGTACAGCAGCCAATCGGCTACCCAGCAGGCGTACCAATCAGCAAGTGGCACGACGGTTGGAAGCGCTATTGGACCAAGACCGACCCTAAGAAGATCACCGACGGCTACGGCCATATGACCTCCGCTGGCTATGACGATGTTGATGGCTGGCAGTGGGCGTGTCCGACGCGCGACGAGAAGGTCGCCGCTGAGAAGTACGGCGTGCCGGTCACAGAGGCGCAGCTGCGCCAGATCGCTAACAGCAAGGTCAAGGCGAAGAAGGTCGCAGTCGACTACAAGTGCCTGCTCATCGTCACGCACCCAGGCAAGGTCGCCGCTCCTGCTCCAGCCGCCACGCCAGTCGTGGCACCAGCGCCCACGCCAGCACCTGCTCCTAGAATCGCCGTAGAGGCACCTAGGAGCCACGCAGAGCCGCGAAAGGTAGCGCAGGGTACTAAGACACCACCTGACGCTGTGCAAGCACAACTGGATCAGATCGGCAAGGCTGATTGGGGCGCTCTCGCCGCTGACGGTCTCGCAGTCATCAACGCGGCCGCCGCCGCTACAGGAAAGGAAAAGGGTATGAACCGCATTCTCGCTGGCCTCAAGTACATCGCCGCCAACACCCAGATCGATGAGATCGTGCTGGACTTTGTCAAGACCTTCCTCACCGTGAGCATCTCGGTGGCGCTCGGTCTCGGCATTCCGCTGCTGGACATCCAGGGCGGCGACTTCCGCACCATCGTCTCCGCCGGTCTCGCCTCAGGGCTGGGCATCGTGGTCAAGGCGCTTGACCGTGATAACAGCGCCTACGGCCTTACCAAGAAGTAAGCCGTGCCAGTCCGAGTCAAGCGCCCCTACGGCACTTGCTCGGTCTGCGAGCTACAGAGCAGGGTCTGGGAGGTCGAGTCAATCGGCGCTCTGCTCTGTGGCATCTGCCTCCGCCTGCTGATGGCGGTGGCGCTAGAGGACTTGTCGCAGCCGTCCTAGACGGCTTCCCCTAGGTGGTCCCTCCTCCACCTAGGGGCTATCCACCCTGCATAAAAAATAGTCACGCAACAGGGTTGACAGCCTGAAACCGTTGACCCTATGATGCCTATGTCAGGCAGGACTCAGCCGTTTGGCTGGACTGACAAGGAGGTCAAGATGGACAAGAAGCTCGCAGCGCAATGCTGGAACTGCGGCAAGGCCGTCAAGGTTCCGGCAGATAACAACAACATCTACACGCGGATCTGCAATCCGTGCGCCAAGGCGATTGCATCGACATCGCCATCACGCCAAAAGTGGGTGCAGTAATGCGACACGGTCAGATCGGTTTGCCACACCGACCAAAGCCACGAGCGAAAGTCTCGCCGTGGTATCAAGTGGCAGAGTTCATCACGGCACTGTTGATCTTTGCAACAGTCTATGTCGTGCTAGTCGTAGGAGGGTCACTGTGAAAGTCAACCGTAAGAGCACGCCCAAGATGGTAGTGCGGCCGTACTTCGCATCCGAGTACCAGCAGCTTGAACGACGCGAGCGCAACATCGAGCGCGCCAAGTTCACCATCGCATTGATGGTCGCCTGGGTCATCGCTGTTGTGATCTGGGAGATCGTGCGTTGATCAAGTGGAAGTGCACCATCTGCTGGCGACAGATGGCAACAGAGGTCAAGCCAAATCTCATTGAGCGCCTCTGTCCTGACTGCAAGGTCAGTCATTGGCAGAAGGTCGTAGAGATTTACGAGACCGGCGACAAAGAGCGACTGGCAGAAGCGAAGACCAAGTTGCGCGCCGCGCAACAGGCATTGAAGAAGACACAGGAGGTCAAGTGAGCAAGCGATACGAGTTCATCAGCGCGCCGCAGCGCAGTCCAGAGTGGTTCGAGATCCGCAAGGGCGGCATCACCGCCACCGGTATCACCGCGATCAACGGCACCTCACCGTACAAGACCGCATACCGCCTCTGGGCGGAGTTGACTGGTCAGGTTGGTGAACAGCCAGCAGGCGCAGCCGCGCAGCGCGGCCAGATCTTGGAGCAGGCAGTCGCTGACTACTACACCGTAGAGACTGGCAAGAAGCTGCGAAAGAGCAACGGCATCGTCCGCCTCAAGGAGCATCCGTGGGCGATGGCTTCGCTGGATCGCACCATCGTTGGCGACCCTGAAGGCTTGGTAGAGATCAAGACATCAACCAGCAATCGCTGGCAGTTGTTCCCTGTGCCGCCTGAGTATGTCGATCAGGTGCAGTGGCAGATGTTTGTGACTGGCGCGAAGTATGCCGATGTCGCAGTCCTGCTCTCTGGGCTGGTCTTCCGCATTGAGCGCGTAGAGGCTGACCCTGTCTACCAGACGATGCTCTTCGACAAGGCCGTCGCATTCCGCGAACTGGTCGCAACTGGCACGCCGCCACCTCTGACCGGCAACGACAGCGACACACTCGCAGAGGTCAAGCCGCAGACGAGCAGCACCTACGCGGTGGCTGATCCGCAGCTCGATCACATCGCGCGTCTCTACATTGAGGCGAAGGCTGAGGCAGAGGCTGCCGATGCTGCACTCAAGGAGATGGCAATCGCCATCAAGGAGGCAATCGGTGAGGGCGAAGGTGTCAAGGGTCGCGGCTGGCTTGCCACCTGGAAGCAGAACAAGCCAAGCACCAAGGTGGACTGGGAGTCCATCGCCGATGTTCTACGCGGCGTAGCGCCAGAGACCTATGAGCAGTCGGTCAAGAAGTTCACCGCTGAGAAGCCAGGTGCGCGCGTATTCCGCGTTCACGGCAAGGAGGATGAGGCGTGATCGAAGTACCAATCACTCCAGCGCTCATCGTGCGCGCTGAGGAGATGTACCTAGAGGCGCAGTCCAGCAACTCGTTGCGGTTCCGCAAGGAGAAGGCGACTGGCAATACGACTTGGACTGGCGTGCTAGGGCAGGCCGTCTTTGAGCAGGTACTCCGCGACAAGCGGATGCCGTATCTCCCAATCAATCGCACGACGCACGACTACGAAGTGTGCGGCTTGAAGGTGGATGTCAAGACCAAGGCGTGGAGCCGACCGGCAGGAGCCGATGTCGAGGTCAGCGTCTTTGATTACATCCGCGACCACCAAGCGGTGGACTATTACGCATTCGTTCACTTGCAGCTCGCGTTCGGTGAGGATCGCAATGGCGCACCAAGCGCCACACGGTTCCAGCGCGCGTGGCTGCTTGGGGTGATGGATAAGAGCCAGTATCTCTATCTGGCAACTGAAGTGAAGGAGGGAACCGTATTCGAGAGCGGACATATTGCCAAGGCAAGTTCATTGAATCTGGTGGCGGACAAACTGCTACCTGTAGAGACCATTGGAGGACCAGAGAATGAGTAAGCAAATCGCAGCGGCACTGGCCGCACCGTTTACCGGCACGGATCTAAAGACGCGCCCAGGGCGCGGTGGAATGACCTTCACCTACGCCGACGCGCGAGCCGTAGCTCAACGCCTAGACGATGTGCTAGGTCTGGCTGGCTGGCAGTTCGAGGTCAAGGTCGCTGACGCGCAGCGCTTTGTCGTACACGGCACGCTGGTCGCAGTGATCGATGGCGTGACCACCGTCCGACAGGACTTCGGCTACCCAAACAGCGCCCAGGATGACGAGCCATACAAGTCAGCCGCCAGTGACGCTCTGCGCCGCTGTGCAGCCCAGATTGGCGTAGGGAGGTCTCTCTACTCGTCTGGCACAGGAACGAGCCTCTCCGTGGCTCCTAGGGCGGTCTCCGTTGATTCTGTGAGCCAGCCTCAGACAGCAACGCTGCCGCCTGATGTGGCTGTCGCAGCCGCAATGCTGTTCGCAGAGGGCGAATGCCCAGACCACCGCACCGCGTGGCAGTTCAAGCCTGCCGGTGTCAGCAAGGCTGGGAAGGCGTACAGCGCCTTCTACGCCTGCGGCGGCAAGACCGACGGCCAGTTCTGCAAGCGCAAGCCCAGCATCGCCTGGGTGAACGCGCAGACGCAGCCAAGCGGCGAGCCAGAGCGCAGCGAGATCGATCTAGAGTCGCTGCCGTTCTAGTCAACGCGGCGAGTGGTGGCTGAATACGCCGCTCGTCGCATCATCTACGGCTGGGAGAGACTGGCGACCTCCACCTCTCCCAGCCACTAACACAGGAGGACACGATGAGTCTATGGGTCAAGTGGGATGTCAACAGCCACAAGGATGACAAGATCGCAGCTCTGACTGACACGCAGTTCCGAGCCTTCATCACCCTGATCGCAGAGGTGAAGACCTTGCGCTCCGGCGGAGTGTTCAAGAACCGAAAGCACGCCAAGGCGGTCATCGGATCACGCCTTGGAAGGGCTGTGGATAAGTTGATTGAGATCGGCCTTCTAACGGAATCTGGAGACGGTCTGGTGACCGTGTCGAACTACTCTCGGTATCAAGTCGACCCAACCTCGACCTCGCGTGGACAAAAGTGGCGAGATCAAAATAGGGGTGGGTTAACGGTACCAGAGCAGAGCAGAGCAGAGCAGAGCAGAACCTCTCCTATATCCTCTCCTAAACGAGACGGAAAGAGCAGGCTCTTGCCTATCGGAGAGATCCTTGGAGTGAAGAAGTGAGACTGCGCGTAGAGAATCCTTCAGCTCGGACACTCTTGCAGAGAGAGCGACGAGCAAAGGAGACTCCAGAAGAGCGAGCATTGAGGGTGCTGAAGTACACGCTCTACAACCATCGAATGACGATGGAGCAGTACACGGCCTTACGGCTGGAGCAGTCTGACCGGTGCGGAGCGTGCAAGGAGCCGCTGCTCTTCGGTGAGGCTAGGGCGGTGACAGTCGATCACGATCCGCGCTGCTGCCAGTACGAAGGGCTGGGAACTCGGAGGACAAAGGGTCAACCGATCTCGTGCGGCAAGTGCGTCAGGGCGCTGCTCTGCGGACCGTGCAACCGAGCGGTGGGATTCCTGGAGCGCTACCCACAGCGCGTGCATATGTGGATGGATTACATCAGGAGGGTAAGCAAGTGAACATCGCATTCGTAGGACCTCAGGGGTCTGGTAAGTCAACGCTGGCGACGATGCTTGAAGAGCGTCGGCTGCATCCGTACACGATCCTCCCTATCGCAGAGACGATCCGCACGGTAGCGGCGCTCGGCTATGGCGAGGACTTTGACAAGAGCAAGCAGTACACGCAGCGCCGCCTAGGGTTGGATGTCACCACCTCAGGCCGCGAGATCCTGCAAGACATTGGCGCGCAGCTGCGAGAGTTGGACGCAATGTTCTGGATCAAGGCGTGGCATTCGGAGTACCTCAGGATCAAGAGCGCCGGTCGGCTGGTGGTAGTGGACGATGTCCGCCTGCCGCTGGAGGCGCACTACCTCAGGGCGCACATCCCTGGCATCGTCATCGTGCGTGTCTTCGCCTCCGCTGAGGCTCGCACGGCTCGCCGTGGGGTGCTGCAAGGGGTCAGCGATGTGACCGAGTTCGGCTACCTCCAGACCGAGTACGACTTGCAGATCGACACGACAGACTTGACAGCGGACGAGTCCTACGCAATCCTGCGGAGGCATATGGTGGATAACGGCTTGTGGCAGTCATCTATGCAGGAGGAATCGTGAGCAACACAGACCTAACTGAACTAGAGACGCGAGCGGCGCAGCTTGGCTATCACTACGACGGCCTAGTGCGTGTCGAGCATCCATTCGCTGATCCAGAGAATCAGGTGACCTGGACAATCGTTCTGACCGACAATGCCGGTACAGAACTGACCTTCCAAGCGCCAACGATTGAGGGAGCCATTGAGGTCGCCAATGACCGGATGGCGCTGCTCTCAGGTCTGGCTGACCTGTGAGTGCGTTCAACTATCTCGGCGTGACCCTGATTGTCATCAACACAGCGCTCTTCTTGGTGGTCTTCGCTAGTCTGCCAATCGCAGTCAAGAGAGGCGTAGGCACTGCGCCGTCGTTGATCTACCTGCTCACCACAGCAGCAACCGTGGTCTGGATCTGGAGGGCCTTGCAATGGCAGGCGTAAAGACAAAGCGCGCAGGCGCAGCCAAGCCGCCGGTATGGACGGTCACCAACTGCACCGAGTGCGGCAAGGTCATTGACTACACCGATCCTAAGCGGCAGGTGTTCCCTGGCCAGCGCGTGCTGGTCATCACCGAGAAGAGCCGACGCTTTGAGTGGCGGCACAAGGCGTGCGTCAAGTGAGCCACATCGAGATCCTCTGCCCTGAGCTAGACGAGGGCATCCGCTGCGTGCAAGAGGGCGCAGATGCCTGGTGCTATGACCCAAAGATCGGTCGCCAGTTCGCCAAGTTGAGCATCCGCTATGTGGACGCTATTGCGCCAGAGGGCTGGTTCTTCCTCAACGAACACATCTTCAACCGCGCGACCATCGCCGACCTAATCAAGGCTGGTCACCTAGAGTTGCAGCAGTCGGTGTTCACGCTGTCCGATGGTGGACACGCACGACTGGGAAGGCTGGTACAGAAGTGAGCAAGATGAGCGATCTAGACATCGATCAGCAGAACGCAGAGAAATCCAAGCGCGGCAAGCGCGCTCGCAACAAGGGCAACGCATTCGAGCGCGAGGTGGCAGAGAAGCTGGGCGGAGTCCGAGTCGGCCAGTACGGCGGTAAGACCGATGTACAGTCCGACTGGATCGTCGCGCAGTGCAAGGTCGGCAATGGCTCATATTCAGAGCGCTACGACGGCTGGCTTCGCTCAGTCAAGGGCAACGCCAACCAGATCGCTGCTCTCGTCGTAGGTGACGCACCTGGACCAGGCACGCGCCGTCGCACGATGATCGTGATGGACTTCGACTCCTTCTGCGACCTGCTCGGAGTCAAGCGTGTTGAGGGATGACCTGACCCTGCTGCGCGCAGGGTTCGCCAAGACCTTTGAGCCGCACCTAGGAGAGAGCAAGCGCTGGGCAGCATTCCAGTTCATTGCCGACATCCTCATCGCACGCTCGTTCAACCAGCCGACCATCATCGTTGAGACTGGCTGCGCTCGTCAGGCTGGCAACTGGAACGGTGACGGCCAGTCCACCGTGGTCTGGTCGTGGCTTGCCGGTCAGTGCGACGGCTTCCTCTACTCGGTCGACATCAACCCAGAGAACATTGAGACCGCGCGCAGCATTGCACCCAACGCACGGCTCACGGTCGGAGACTCAGTGAACTATCTGCGCGACTTCCACGACGCACCAAGCATCTCGCTGCTGTACCTGGACTCCTTCGACTACAAGGTGGGCGACCTTGCCTCCGCAGAGCATCACCTGCGCGAGCTGCAAGGGATCTACGACCGCCTCCCTGCTGACTGCCTGATCGCCGTTGATGACTGCATCACACCTACCGAGGGCAAGGGTGCGCTCGTCCGGCAATGGCTTGCGGAGCGTGGCAATCTTCCAGTGATGGAAGGCTATGTCACCGTATGGCTCAAGTAGTCTCCCTGCTGCTGGGGCTGACTCTCCTGACCAACTCAGGAGGACCGAGCCTGACACCGCACGGTGTGCCGACTGAGGGAGTCGCCACCTGGTATGGCGCTCGATGTCCGAAGGGCGTGACCAACTTCGGACGCACGGATGCCTGCACGCCGTACCTCTCCAAGGCACAAGGTGGCCGTGGTGGTGAGCTTGTCTGGTACGCCGCTGTGGCCTCCTTCTCTTATTACGCCAAACCGTATACACTCCGCGTCTGTAGGAAGGACCAGCCGACTCGCTGTGTGACCGTCGTGGTCAGGGATGAGTGCGCCGGTCTATGTAGGAGGGATCTCAAACGACCGTGGACAAGTCAGAGCAGAGCCATCGACCTAAGCCCAGCCGCGTTCTCTCAACTCGCGCCGCTCGGCAGAGGAGTGCTGGCGGTGACCATCAAGGAACTACCAAAGAGCAGCGAGAGTTCCAGCAGGCTTGTGCCGCTTGGGCGCTAAAGCTCAATGTCAAACTAAACGCGCTGTTCAACTTGATGCCGCAGTTCGGCAAGAGCGTTCATTGGGCGCGAGAGCGCTACTACGGCGGCACCTTCGTCACCGATGCCGACCTCTACTGGATCAATGCGCGCGTCACCGACGAATCCGAGATTGAATACTCAGCCAAGGTGCAGCGCTATGCTGCGGCCGTTGATCTGATGTGCCGCGTCTGTGCTGGCGAGGATGAGAAAGAGCCATCGTGCTGGGATCAGACCTGTCCACTTCGACCTGTGTCGCCACTACCATTGAGGGTCTACTGATGCGCTACGATCTGCGAGCGACCGCGCGCCTTGTGGTGCTGCGGTCTCTCTCCCTGCCGGTGGTGTCCTCCCATCGGCAGGGGCTATCTTGGGGCAGCGTAGATGCTCGCACGACCATTGTGGCTATTGCCGGTCAGCGAGGAACGAGTGGTGCGACTCCACTCCTGCTCCACCACTACTGGAGGACGAATGGCTAAACAGGACAAGTTCGCGCAGCTCCGAGATTGGATTGGTCTCTCTCAGACCGTGCTCGGTCTTGACCATTGGGAGATCACCATCGTTGAGGCCGCCTCCGATGTTGATGCCTGGGCAGACATTGAGGCACACGGTCAGCAGCCGACCGCCGACCTGCGCGTGTCGTTCGACTTCTGGAAGCAGACTCCAGAGAAGCAGCGCCTGATCCTGACGCACGAGTTGATGCACCTAGTGGTCGCACGCTACGCGCGAATCACCGAGAACCTAGAGGACGCACTCGGCTCACTGGCGTGGGCAGTCATCGAGCCGCAGCTAGAGGATGCGGAAGAGCGAGCGGTTGAGCATATGGCGCGCGTGTGCGCTCCCTACCTCAGCCTGCCAAACTTCCCTAAGGCGTGAGAGCACAACGACCGTGCCTGACCTGTGGAGTCCTCACGACACACGGCAACCGCTGCAATGTCTGCGGTCCACGCAAGGCGACCGAGTGGGCGCGCAACCGAGGACCATCTCCCTACCGGTCAGCAGACTGGCGCAGGCTCTCGGCGCAGAAGCGCAAGGAGGTGCCGTACTGCGAGATCTGCGGCCAGCGAGACGGCAACCCAAGCAACCCACTCACCGCAGACCATATCCAGCCTCTCAGCCAGGGCGGTGCGTTGATCGTGCCGACCTATCTGCTGCGGACGCTGTGTAGGGTCTGTCACGGCAAGATCACCAAGCATAGGTAGGAGGATTCAATGAGCAAGCCACCAGTCATCATCGTCAGCAACAGTCCAGTCGCGCCGACCGGCTACGGTCAGCAGACCAAGCAGCTCATCAAGAGGATGCTTGCAGACGGCTACCCAGCCGCCGTAGCAGCCAACTACGGCGCTCCGACGAATATGGAGATCGAAGGCATCCAGGTACTCGCAGAGGGGCTGATCAAGTACGCCAATGACTCTGGACCAGAGAACATTGCGATGGCCGCCTCTATGGGCGGATACGGCATCACCCTGATGGATGTCTGGGTATGTATGAACGATGCCTATCACACGCTCCCTATCGTTGCGTGGGTTCCGATTGACCACGACCCTGTGCCGCCGCGCGTTGCGGAGTGGTGCATCAAGGGTGGCAACAAGTACATCGTGGCGATGAGCAAGCACGGCGAGCAGGCACTCCTGAAGGCTGGCGTACCGCGTGATCGCCTCACCTACATCCCACACGCCATTGACACCAAGGTCTGGTCGCCAGATGGGCCGACCTGCCGCGATGTTCTGCGCGTGCCGGAGGATGCACACCTGACCGTGATCACCGCGATGAACAAGGGGAAGCGCAAGTCGTTCCCTGAGATGCTGAAGGCGTGGTCGCTCTTCGCCGCAGCTCGCAAGGATGCGTACCTGTACCTGCACACCGACCGCTTCGGTCACCTGGACGGCATCAACCTCATCCCTGTCCTCAAGGCAGTAGGCGCACCAGAGGATCGCATCCGCTGGGTGAACAGCAGCCAGATGCGTGCAGGCATCGCAGCCGAGACGCTCGCCAGCATTATGCGCTCCGCCGATGTGCTGCTCTTGGCTTCACGAGGTGAGGGCTTCGGCATCCCTGTGATCGAGGCACAGGCAGTCGGCACGCCAGTCATCGTCACCGACTGGACTGCACAGCCTGAGCTAGTGCGAGACCACGGCTATGTTGCCGATGGTCAGCAGGAGTGGGATGAGATGCAGGAGTCGTGGTGGAAGATCCCTGAGGTGTACAGCATCGTTGAGGGTCTGACCGTCAACTACATCAACACTCGCGGCGGACACATTGACCGTCAGGCTCTGGCCGCCAAGATGTACGAGTACGACGCTGACTATGTCTACACAACCAAGTGGCAGCCGCTCTTTGCTGACATTGCCAACGGCAAGATCCGCCTAGGCATACCGGCACAGCAGCCAGTCGCACTGAACCGCGCACAGCGGAGGAAGCAGAAGTGATCGAGCACCTCTGCAAGCCTGGCGATATTCGTGGGCTGGGTAAGCGCCGCGCCTGCTCTCGCGTCTTGTACTGCAACCTCTGCAAGCGAGACCTAGTACCAGACGCGCCCACCTGTGGCGAGTGCTCCTACTGCCGCCGCACCCAAGAGCGGAAGGATGGCAAGCCGTACTGGGCTGGCAAGGACTGGGTACCCAATGCCGATCTATGAGTTCAAGTGTCCGACCTGCGGAAAGATCGAGGAGCGGATGCAGTCAGGCTATGAGCCAGTCGTACCACGATGCGAGTGTGGACCTTGGATGATCCTTCAGCTCACGCCGAGCGCCGTTGTATTCAAGGGCAAAGGCTGGGCGAAGCGTGACCGTGCTAAGGTCGACAAGCAGGGAGCCTGAATCTCCCTGCACCAAGCCTATTCAGGAGGCATATGACCTATAGGTTGCAACAGGCAGAGACGCGCCAATGCAGAGGCTGCGGCATTGACTTTCAGACTGACGATGGGCGCAAATGGCTGCATAAAAAAGGCTGCGGCCGCGCCAGAGTCGAGAAGCAGACTAATGCTTGGTATCTCGCCAATCGACCTAACCTTCCAACTGAACCGTGCCTAACTTGTGGCGCTCCTGTCGTGCAATACCGCACGCGGCGGTATGACGGAGAGATGCGCTATTGCAGAAGGTCTTGTCAGCCAAAGCCCTATGACACCTTCCACGGACCAATCAAGGCTGAACTTCTTTCAAGTAAGTCTTGGTCAGGCAAATGCAGATGGTGCGCCAAGGTGCTGCGATCAGGCCAGGAATCTTGCAATGCTTGCTCGGATAAAAGGTTCCTAGCAATCCTAAAGATCAGAACGCGCATCAAATGGCTATTGCCTAAGCAATGCGCAAACTGCGGCCGTATGTTCAACAGGTTTGACCAAGGGTCATCGTGTGAAGAATGCAAGCGAGCCACAGACCGCCAGGCTCGTATCCTTCGAAGGCTTAGAAAGAAAGGCAATGGCGTATACGATTCAGGCATTGACTACAAGGTGCTTTTTGAGCAGGCAAATGGGCAGTGCGCAATATGCCGGATGGCTTGCGATAACCCTTCTGTTTGGATTGGCTGGGATGGTAAGACTTGGATGCCTAACGCTCCGACCCTAGATCACATCATACCCCTAGCTCGTGGCGGAACTCACACCTGGGGTAATGTCCAGTTAGCCTGTGCTGGGTGTAATAGCAGCAAAGCGGATACCATACCCTAGGGGTATGCGTAATCTGCATAAAATAAGGCAGCCGATAC